CCAAACAATATTTTCTAACACACGGCACTAGGTATCACGTTGGCAATTCTGGTGAAGATCTCGAGACCATTCTAGCCAACAGAATTAACGGCCGGGTCGAGTCGCAGCTCTTTTTGGACGTATTTGGAGTTAAATTTCATGTAAAACATAAAATTGCAGCATCATCAATTCCCCATGGTAGATTTACGCCCCTGGCTCGACAAAAAATGTGGAATCTGTTCTGGTCCGAGTTTAATGAAACACCGAAGGTTAACATCTTTATCCGGTCCCATGTTCATTACTTCGAATTTTGCGGGGGTTTTGATTGGTACGCCATGACCACCCCAGCCTTGCAAACATGGGGCACGAAATATGGTAAGCGGGACTGCGAGGGGACTATCGACTGGGGTTTGGTGGTTATCGATGTTTTTCGGAATGGAAACTACAAAGTCCATCCGTTTGTGGATCGCGGATCTAAAAAGGTCAACGTTTTGAAAGTTTAAGAAGCGTGGCTAGGCTCGGCAGGGCGAGGCGCGGCTAGGCAAGGCCGGGCGTGGCATGGCTGGGCGAGGCAAGGCAAGGCAAGGTTCCTTTGGGGGTGTCACAGGTTAAACCCCCAACTTTTTAAAAATGTACAGTGAAAATCATCCACTTGAACGTAAAAAATACTTAAGACGAGCGCTTGGTGATAGAATTTACGAGCGCTTAGAGGAGCTGACCATGAAAGAATTGATTTATGAAGATCATGACTGGAGGTGCCCAAATTGTAAATATAGAGTAGACGGGTGGAACGTCGACAATCATCCTCAAGTAGAATGTCCGCGCTGCAAGACGATTTCACTGTTCCACAAATCCATCGCGGATAATATTCCCGAAAGCGAATTTAAGGGAAGACTTCAGGCTCAGCTCAATCAATCAAGCGAATCAGGTCTGGATGATCTCAACTCTCACAAAAAAACATTATACAATACTGGACCTGACACAAAGAGAAAGAATTGGTCTAAATTTGCCTCATTGATAGAGAATCAATTTAAACATGGCGGCGAAAAATATCTACTTGATAATCAAAAAGACAAGGAATTCACCGACCTTGTGTGTGAAGTATCCCCCGGAAAAACCGGCATTGATTGGATTCTTCAGACATGCGTGAAATATATCGGGCGGTACCTAAATTTTCAGAGAGAACGGGATCTGCTCAAGATAGCAACATACTGTTATATAGCATGGTTGAAAGCTGGGCATCACCTCAATGAAGAACACGATGAAGACACCCAGCGCTCGAAGAAAGACGTTGAAGAAATCACTTCTCTTTGATAACATCATTGACTATTGAAACAATTTCTTTGATTGCGGCCACAAGTCTTTCGGCTTTATGGGCGACACCAACGACACCAACACCAGCGCCGATAGTAGCGATAACGGAACCAACGCCAGTAAAACCGAAGTATTCACCAGCTGCACCGAGCGCGATCAGCGCACCACCTATGTAAGATTTTTTACCTGTAAGATAGTTCCACATTAGTTCACCCTCCTTTCGATAAGTTTTTTGAGTTTTAGTTCCTTAACCTTTAATTGTTCCGTCATCCAAACAACAGACATCGTTTCCTGATTACCGGAATAAATATTCTCCTGCACTAAAAGTAATTTAAGCTGAAATATTTCATCCCTCAATTTTTTCTCGATATGATCGGCCCTCAAATCACAAAATTCATCGGAATGAGCGTATTTAGCATCCACCATGAAGGCAACATTAAGGGATCCGGTTACGATGACAGCAAATGAAATTATAATCCCGAGAATGTAATATATTTTTTGCATTATCCCTCGCGCTCCTTGAAAAATTTAACTGCAGTCCGACCAGCCGGCCCTGATGTTCCTGAAAATTCAGATATCATCTTTCCCCATGCCCGTAAAAATTCACCGGCAATTCTTGGGGAACTTGCTGCAAGTGTTGCATAAAATGCTGGGTTTAACTGAGTCAATGCTGCGTGGGCAACCATCCCGGTTCCAGTGCCGCTAATTCCCCTTGGACGTAATTCGTTCATCGCGTATCCGGCGATTTGCTCCATAAGGTCGCTTTGTCCTTGGGAACCGAGAACCCTGATCAAATCTCCTCTTATTTCGTAGCGCTCACCCTTTGCACTTTTCATGGCCGTCATCAACCGCCGGAGGGTTTTGTCTGCCGTTATTCTTCCAGTCATTCCCTGTTTTCTTAGCATGAGATCCGCTTCTATATCTTTTATTAGAGTTGTAGCTTCCGAATAATTATTCATCATTTCTTTATATTGAGGCACATCATTAATAATTGTATTTTTTACCTTATTTCGCAGATTTGTGACAAATGCAGATGCCCCACGCGACTCCGAATAAAAATCGTCTAGTTGTCTTTTTAGCGTATCAAGTCCGATTGCTGTGTTATCGCCATCTTTTGTTCCGAAATCTTCTATAATTTCAAAAATATCTTCCAAATCCTTAACGCCTTTCCTGCTCATGGCCGCCCGGCTGGCATCTATAGAAAATTTATCTTTTTTTATGTCATATTTTAGTTTTATTCCGTATTCGTCAATCAGTTTATAAAATTTATTTCTAACTGGTTTTATGTCAATTGGCTTGTTGTTCTTTGATATTTCAGCTAGATCTTTTATGTAATCTGCCTGCCTTAAATTTTTCATTGACCTTAGTGCAGATCTTGCATTCTGCACAATTTCCTCACCGGTTATTTTACCACGCAATGCCCGGTCAAAGTCGTTTACTGTTTTCAGCGGGTGAAAGGTCAGCCCTGGACCGGCACCCTTCCCAGCCTCAATGGTTGTTTCCACCGCCCCGCGTCCAGTTCCAGTTAGCCCGGCTATGGCAGATTTTACCGGTTTACCAGCCATTCTTGCGACGACTGGCGCAGCCTTGCCAATTACCTGACCACCGGCCTCCATTTCCGCACCAGCAACGATATCCTCTCCGGCTGTAGTCAATCGTTCCTTTAATGGTTTTTCTTCGCCTATACGTTCAGTAATCTGTTTAGCGGCACCATGAGCGAGACCCGCACCAGCTACCATTCCAGCCGGACCAAGAGGAGCCCCAACCATTGCTCCACCAGCCATTGCACCAAGTTCAACGGTTGGCTTTCCCGCCTGCTCCCACATACCCTTGAGCGCACCGTACATTCCATATAAATTTGGGTGTTTCCTCCCCCATTCCGGCACCTCAATTTCATCTCCTTGAATTTCAACTTGCTCAACTGGTGCCCCCTGGAAACGTGGCTTAACTGGTTGCGTTTCTTCTGTTTCTATTGGTGTACCTTGAAATCGTGGCATTTTTATTATTTCCTGTATTTCTTTCCGTCATCAGGATCAATATAAATTGTTCCAGTGGGCAAGCTGTTATAGTCTTCCTGTGTTTCTGGACGTGGTATGTCTTCTGTAGCCCCTACCTTTTCAGCCTGATTTTGTATAAAATTATCAAGTGGCTCCAGCATATCATCTTTTGCAAGTTGTTTAATCTCATTATCAGATAATCCCTCGGCCCTATATTTATTGTAGCGGGCCACAGACGCACCAGCAAATTTAATCACATCATCCATCTTGGCCTTAAATGTGATGGGATCGTCCCCAAGATACCACTTTTCACCGGGGTCTGGTTGAGCAAGCCTTAATCTGTCAGCCTCTTTTTCTGACATCTGGGCCCCGGTTAACTCCTTTATGTACAGATTAATATTTTCAATAGCTTTTCGCTGAAAACTTTTATATTCACTCAATTTAGTTTTTTCGTCTTCTGAAACATCCATACCAACGTGAGCCTTTAGCCCAGTCCAGGCCCTTGCGAGTCTAGCACCAAGCTCCTGGTATTCTGGTTTAAATCCACGCTGAATAATTCTCATTCTCTTGAGCTGTTCTTGACCGCCGAGGAGCTTTGCCTCTATTGCTCCCTGGGTCTTTTTCGTAATGTCAGCGCCCGTTGGAACTCCAGTTCGCATAGTAAAGCCGCCGGCACCGTCAGACTCAATAATCATTCCCTTTGGCGGGGCCGCTATCTTATTGACTTTTCCGGTTTTGATATTTTTTTGCATCAATGCACCTGTGGATTTATCAACGTATGGCTCCCCAAACTGACCCTCTTTTTGCTTCTGCATTTCATCAAGTATAGCCCCGGCCTCTTGATCTCCGGCGAGTTTTCTGGCTGTTAATTCCGGGATGCTCATGCTCTTTTTTTTCTCTGCTCCTTCGGCTATAACTTCACCGGTAACAGGATCAACGGCCTTCTGGCCAGCACTCAAAGTCAGTGGCTTTAGGGTGCCAGACATGGTTCGAAGCTCCAACTTTGCTTGATCGACCATTTTTTTGTTGTATTTTCCGGGCATCACCCTCTCGACGTTAGCTCGATCTTCGGGATATATCTTTAGATATTGGTCCCTGGCTCTTGCAAGAGACTCGTCATCCTTGACAGTCGAGAGCATACGATTAGCAAAATTCAATTTGCTGTACGCTACCTCAGCCTTCTTCTGTTGTTTCTCTATCTCAGCCATCGCAGCTTTTTCCTTTAACCCCTGCTTTTGAACGGCGATGTTCATATTTGTCTTACGCTCAGCTCTTTGGCCCTGCTCTCGCGCTCGCTCTGTGGCTGCTACGTTCTGTGGCACCCTCCAAATGTCTTGTATTCCTATGGGCATGGTTAACTCCTTATCTTAGATACTCAGCGATGTTGCCGATTGTGATACCTTTTGATATGTCTTTTTGTGATTCGATGTCTCCAAGATTCTGAAATGTTGCGGCAATGTTCTTAGCTTGCCCAGCTGTCTGCGGTACAGTCTGAACTCCTAAATTAGCAAGAGTTGTTCCCTTTTCTTTCCTAATATTTGCCAAGTTAGTAGCTGCCCCATACTGCATTTCAAGAAATGGTGACAATCTCGCGAGCGCTTCGTCTGTCTTTGTGCTAGCGAAATTAATGGCATACTGAGAGGCCTCTTTGAGCTGTTGACCGCTCAGACCGCCACCGCTTGTGCGAGTCGCCCCAGCTTCGAGCGCTTTTCGACCCTGCTCAAGTTCCCACGCTGCACCCGGCAGAGCACCCGGGCCCGTGATCGCAGCGGTTGGGTTTGTCAAGTATTGATTTGCCATGTTCAAGTAATTCGTTTTTGTAAACGGTGAGAGAGCGCTCTCAGCACCAGAAAAGCCAGATGTTATGTCAGCGCGACCAGTCTCGCGAACTTGCATGAGATCTTCTCTAGTGGTCGCCATATTCTTTTCAAGAATATCAAGAGCGCGATTGGTTCCAGCCGCCTGAGTCTCTGCGGCTTCCTTGGCTTGTCGTCCCTGTAGTAATGTGGATGCAATATTTAAAAGAGCATTATCACCGAGACCAGTCCCTCCGCCGGCCGCTGTTGCTTGAGTTGCAATATTTTTTGCTGTTGACGCAACACCTGGAATCTGATTTGCTATCGCTGCCGCTGCGTCTAGGGGAGCGGATACGACTTGAGACGCGACGTTTCCGATTGTTTGCAGAGATGGGAGCGAGTTAGAAACAGTTTTATACCAACTTTCTCCCTCTGATCCTGTCAATAAGTCTTGAGCAGAACCCAGACCAGACTCAACGAGTCCTTTTGCAAAAGACCCCGCGTCGAGCCCTGCATTTGTAGCGTAAGTCATCGCGTCTTTTGCCGAGATCGCACCGTTTTGAATTTGACTTCCGAGGAATTTAGCAGCGCTACCTCCACCGCCCTGGATAGCGCCAGCCACCTCCTGCACATCCATTGATCCAGAAGAAATTAGTTCCTTTCCCAGCTTCGCAGCATCGCCACCAGCTTCAGCGAGTGATTGAACAAGCTCGGTCGGCTTAATAGACGCAACTGCGCTAATCGCTTCACGACCAGCTGCAACAGCAGGCGACTCCCAGATGCCTTTGGCCATTTCTTTACTGATGTTGGCTGCGTCTGGAAGTGACGCGTAATATTCATCAAATGTCTGGGCAGCACCGGTGCCCATGCCCTCCGCATATTTTGCGGCTTCATAGGCCACGTTCTTCATTAGTCCAACAGCATCGCCACCGGCAGCGACTACACTTTTTGCAACCTCTACTGGGGTCGCGGCGCCTTGAGTAATCAGTTGCGTGCCTGTAGATATGAGATCTCCGCCCTCAGACGCAATACTCGCGAGTAAATCGGGGGCACTTATAATCTCTCCTAGCACAAGCTGCCCAGCGTTGATAACACCACTCGCAATTGCACTCGCAGCGCTAAGAGTTCCACCGGCTACTGCGCTCGCGGCTGTTGCGGCTGCGCTGCCGAGTCCCATTAATACTGATCCAGCGGCCGCGCTCGCCCCAGCGAGCAGACCGCCGATAGCTGATAAAGTCGAAAAGAAGGCCATTATTATAACTCCTTAACCAAATGGTTTTCTAGCCTCCGGTACCCAATTTTTGATAGCACTCTTATTATTTTTTCTGATTTCATTCCGTGTATAGTTACAATTCCAACTAATTTAATGCCGTTTGAAATCGCGATTTTTTCTATCCCACGAAGCAATGATACGCCGCTTCCGTCTTTAGAATACCAAAATGTCTCGATCAGAGAAAAGTAATTCTTGTTATATGGCAGCGGCATCTTTCGCGCCCCAATAACACCGCCGACGTGACCGTTTTTTTCGCTCACCAACATAAATGCTTCTTTGCTAAGCATCATTGTGAGCGAAACCTCAAGGATTGAATCTCGATCATAGGGCACTCCTAAAGTCTGAAAACCCTCAGAGTTATAAAATTCACTTAGAATGCCCTCTATTTTTAGAAGATCCCTTGCCACCGCTTTTCTTATCATTTTTGCCCCCTTGCAATGTTTCGAGTTCTTTCTTTAGACGACCTATTTCAGCGAGTAATTTAACATTATCGCTTCTTGCTATAGAAAGCTGTAAATCTTTTTCGCCCAATAGCTTGAGCATATCGTCCATACCTATTTGTCTTTGCTGCTCCATTTTACACCTCCAATGCTTCTAATCGTTTATTGATTTGTCTAAGAGCACCATGAATCTGAGAAAATAAAAGACGATTTGTTATCCACGGTCTACCATCAGCACTCAACTTTTTATCACACATTCTATGCGATTCGATTAATCTTGCCTTCCCATTTTCGTCTTTCACATTATCATAGACAAAAGAATCTTTTTTATGTCTCGCAATCATGTGATCTGCGAGCGTTTCGTCGTCTATTAACTCAAGCCCCGTAATTGGATCAAACTCGCCACGACCTTTAATGGCGCAAATGTCTCCAAGGTCGTCATGGGAGTCCATAAAATATAACTCAGCTTCGTTGTTATAGTCATCTGCATACATATCATCCCATGCCTGACCGCTCAAACCGAAATCAGTACCCTTATTAGTTGTGTTATAAAACTGCGTTGCATTATAAACAGTGTAAGACGTTGAGCTTCCGTCGATATAAAATTCAAAACGATCATTTGCTGCATCAAGCTGAAATCTAACATAATCATTGTCAACAGAATAATTTGATCCATAAGCATATATTTCGGCGCTCTGTGCTGACAGGTGCAAATTGCTGTTTTGATTATACGAATCAGCGAGCCATGCCCATAAATTTACATTAGTGTCGGCATAAAGCGATATATTTCCAAAACGTCTATCATCGCCAGTCACCCACGGTATATGAGTATCCCTTGCCCCGATTAATAGATGTCCAGACTGATCAGCCGACGGAATTATAAGACATGCGCTTCCATCGTTGGCACATCCCATTTCAACATTTAGACTTGTGCCGTTGAAATAAATAAGGCCAGGATCGGTATCGCTTCCAATAACGTAAATATCTGCTCCTGCCCTTACCTTGAGACCTGTTCCAGCTTGAATATCAATACCATCGGCGACATTTATTACCAGTGATCCGCTAGTTAGCGTAAGCGTTCCAAATCCCGCGCCATTTATTTGCGTTGCGGTAAGTGTGTTTGTGTAGACATTTCCACCGTCAATTTGCGTAACGTCTGAGCTGTGGCCCCATGATACAGACAATGAGTCCTGTTTTCTTAGATATAAATTATCAAAATAAGCATTTCCATTGCTGACTGCGGCCTCCAGCCTTATCATAATATATTTTGTAGTTGCAGACAGAGTCACAATGCCGCTTATGGCTTGCCAGGAAAGTGCGGTTGATGATATAATTGTGCTCGTTATACCGGATAAATCTATATCGTATTCATCTAAAATAATTCTAGCCGTACACAAACCATCAGAAGATTGGGCCATACCTCCAAATTCATAAGTATCCCCACCGTCTACTTCATGATATCTATTTGCCGAGTCATCGGGATATCGTTCGTAGACGTATATTGAACCCCCGGATCTTAGAATATTCAAACAATAATTACTATTGCTACCGGGACCCTCTCGCAATATATTGGCCCCCTGCGTCCACCCTAGTGCGTCTGACGTTCCGGCAATTTCAAATCCAGGATTAGTAAGAAGATTGTTGCTTGGCGTCAAAGAATCAGAAACCAAAGAACTAACGCCTTGTACAGTGATTTGTCCAGCCGATATTGATGTTGACGCAACCTTACCATAACTTGAACCATCAGAGATATCATCTAAATTTCCGTCACACGCTGAAAGTATAATGTGTCCTGATGAAATGTCAGCGGTGAGCACTTTTCCGTAAGTACCATTCGCAATGTCGTCAAGGTCCCCAGAGCAGGAACTTAAAATAATATGACCTGCGGTGATGTCGGTGGCGGCAACTTTTCCATAGTTTGTTCCATCCGAAACGTCGTCGAGATCTCCTGTGCAAGTGCTGAGTAAAATATGGCCACTTGAAATGTCAGTGATAGCAACCTTACCGTAATTAGTGCCCTCAGCTACGTCGTCGAGGTCGCCAGTGCAGCTCGCTAGAAGAATATGACCGCTCGAAATGTCAGTAATGGCTATCTTTCCGTAGTTCGAGCCGTCATCAACGTCATCCAGGCTACCATCACACGCTGAAAGTAATATATGCCCAGCGGAAATATCAGTCTTCGCTACTTTTCCGTAACCTGTTCCGTCTGAAACGTCATCTAAATCACCAAGAGCCTGAGACAGTAAAGCCTGCCCAGATGAAAGACTCGTGCTCAATATCTTCGCATAAGTCGCTCCGTCGTCTATGTCATCCATGTCGCCAGTGATAGTTCCTAAGTCGAAATCGGCTGCGGCGTCAGCGAGGACAATCGTTCCCGTATAGACGTTCGCACCGTCGAAATAGGCCCTCTCAGCCTTTGAATTTCCGTATGCCCAGTTGGCGGCCGGGTAGATATTTTGATAAAAATTCAGCCATGGACCAGTGAGCTGTCCCGTCTCCGGATTATGCGCCGGGGTTCTTATTAATGTTGAAATATCGAAAGACATTAATATCCATCCTTCTCAACGTCACAGAAAAGACCGAAAATGTCTCTGTTATGATTTCCGCTGATTGTTATCTTAAACACTCGATTTCGAGATTGACCAAGCGGGCCGATCTTTGCGACTTCTTCTTTGTTTGATAGCGTGTAAGTCAAAGAGAGACCACTGCCAAAACTAAGGCCGCCGTCATCGCTTAGATTGATAGTACATGTTCCTGTTCCGGTACTGCTTCCAGGAGTCATAAGGACCTGCAAATCATAGAACGTAAGGGGTTGTTGATCTTTATTCGCTGGCTTCGTTATCAATACGCTGTTGATTGCCTCACTGTCCTCCTGATAAGTGCTGCGCGAGAGCTTAAAGATTTTGCCGGTTGCGTCACGGCTGCCGCAAAGAAGCTCATTCGCAAAGTTCGCGTAACACACGGCGCGAGAACGTCCCTCGCTTGAGCTGACTGTGCTTTTTTTCTCGTGCCATAGATGAACACCGGCTTTTCTTGATTCTGTAATGTCATAGCAAAGCGTTACGTTATCACTCGGACTCGTGATCTCATAAAATGCGTGTCCGTTTAGCTCGTAACAGTTCCCTATCACATCAGAAATATCGCCCCAAGAGTTAATTTTTTCTACTATTGATGGTGTAGATATCTCTCCTGGCTGCATACCCTGGGCCATGATGACTTTTGCTTGACCTTTTTCGTTCTGAGCAACCCAGAAAACACCGCCGGCGCCATTGTCAGCCGAATGCGGTGCAGCTATTCCGAGTTCAATTTCAGATCCATCGCGATTGGAAAATCCGGCACCATCATTGAACTTTATTTCTGTACTGGTGGCCCCAAAACACCATAGATCCCTATGATCAGATAATACTTTCTTCACATAGTCCGCTTTCCAGCCAGATGAGTCGAAGTCAAGCGCGTCCCATGTCGTGCCGTCATTCACAGACGACCATGCGTGATGCTCAGTATCAGTTTCCACAATCAAAAAATATCCGTCTTGGTACGTTACATTTTGTGCGCCAGGATAACTTACATCTGTGATCTCTGCGACCGTGTTTGTCGCGAGCGTGTATATGTATCCCTTACCGTCAGATGGAGTAACGATCATTGCCTGGGTGTAGTTGCACGCCATAGAAACAAGACCACTTGATGTGTCGAGTGTTCCCGTGGCAGCTGAAACAGACCCAGCAGTCGTAACTTTATAGACTTTATTTCCGCTTACAGCTACGAGGGTCCCTGACTGTGGATCTCCCATTACGATCAAGCCGCGAGTGGCAGCGCTGCTTCCCAGTGTTGCGAACGCACTGAGTCCTGGGCTCGATCTGTAAACGATCTGACCGTCTACGATTTCAGGATAATAGTTGACCGACTGGCCGGCGGCGAGAAAGGCGTTGCCACGAGCGTTAAACTCGACCCCTATTGGTATTGGTATTCTCTGTGATGGCATTTTACTACCATCCTGTGTTTATGTTGCCGCGTGAGCGGTCAGCGTTTGGGTTGTTAAGTTCGGAAATTTCGAGTCGCGTATGTTTCAATAAAGCGTGAACGTTTCTGCGCTTCAGAACGGATTTGTAATGTTTCGCATCTGATTTGAGATCGGCTGTTATTCTCTTACCTCTTGATCGGCCAATGAGAATAGCAAGATTCATCCAAATAGCAATATTGTAACCGGGCGGCAGCGTTACTGTGGTATCCGTAGCTGCAAAAGAGCCCAGTTCTTTTATGCTTTCAAGATATAGCGTCTCCGCTGTGTCGGGTGTGTAATAGAGGTAGATTTTCCCGAGACCGGCTGCGAAGTCTGGATCGTAATAGAGTTCATACGGCCTTCCAGCGGCTGCCTTGTCTCGAAGGTCCCAATACAGATCAATCGGGAGTATTTCAATCGGGTAATCATGGTCACTCGAATCTCTGATGAATGCCTCTTTTATTCCCTGGGGCCTCACAGTGTCGATGTCTCCGCTCGATCCGATAGTGTATTCAGCTGTACCAACCGTAAGGGTCTTGGTATCCTGGGCACGATGATAGAGTAAAAAGTTTTTATTCGCCCACGACTCTATCATGTCGTTAAGAATAGCCAAATAGTCAGATTTTTCGGCAGAGCTGAGATCCTGCCCTATAATCTTGACTCCTACGGCTGACGCAGCCCTATTGATCAAATCTTCCGCTGTGGTGGCCATTATTTCTTGTCCTCTATCTGGGCCTTTTTGCGTTTTATCCGAGACTTGCTTTTCTTCGCGACTAGTTTATCGCTCTTTTTCAGGTTTTGCTCACCTAGACCGTCCCCGGCCGCTTTTTCAGCGCTATCGGGACGTCCAGGAGCGAACCATCCGTCAGCCCATGCTTGATCGACTTCAGGCTGCGTTAAGAATTTCTTCGACTCACCGTCTTTTTCGAGAAAAGTAGGCGCTTTGTGACAATTTTCAATGTATCCCATTTTTACACTCCTATTGAATATGGGGCGTTTTTACACGCCCCGGGGGTTTATTGTTTAGTCAGATTTATCCCATGCTTCAATTTTGACCATTTCGGCTGTGATCGTATCACCACCGTTTCCTGATGTGATCTGAACCTTAATCGGGATTGTTCCAGCAGCCGCAGAATCAGTATTGTCAGTCGCGTAATCAACAATCAATTCCGCTCCGCCC